CTAAAGAATGATTCTTTGTCTGGGTGCATATCGTCATTAGTGGAAGTGTTGTATTCTGGATAGATTGAATTATTAAAGCTCATATAGTCAATGAACCTACGAGTGTAGTGTTCTGCTATATTTCTATGCTTGTTCGTTAAAAAGTCTACCTCTTCCTTCTCCATTGCTATACTATTCTCTGCGGTGTGCTTGTAAGCACCTCCATTAGCAATAGTGTAAGCAGCGTGAGGTAAGTATTCTACCATTGCCCAATGTATAAGCATTGGTTGTACATACTCGTCCAATAGGGTAGCGTATGCAACAGGTAGTGTATCCGCAATGATGTCGTTTCGTAGTTTATCATATAGATTACTGCCTAAGTAGTTCTGTAAATGAATCTCTTGGGCTATCTCTATGAACTGTAAGAACTTGTCACTATCAACATTACCAGATAGTATGCTATTGCGTACTAAATCGTCTCTCTTTATGAATAATACTTTAGCCATTATTTTCCGTAATTAGGATGGTGTCCTTGATTGGGCATATCAATAGGAGCTATAGCCACTTGCTTAGGGTTCTTTGGCATCTTAAATCCTTCTCTTACCGCTTGGTTTACATTAACAAACTTAGTCCCTCGTAGGGCATCGCCTCCATAGGGTTCACCGTTGTTCTTTATCTTCTTCTTGTATATTCTACGCTCCCATCTATGGTAGCAGTTTACACCACCCTTGTACATAAATAGAGAGTAATTCTTACCCTTGTGTCCTAAAGACTTGTTAACGCCTCTTGCGGACATCATACCTATATCCTCTTTGCGGTACAATTTAGCCTTAGATAGCATTGTGCTACAGAAAGCTCTTGAACTGCCCTTAGAACTCTTCTTAGTACCCTTAGCGTACTTGTATCTAACCTTGTATATGTCAGAATCTTGATTACTGTCTTGTGTAGCTGATAAATTAACCAAACCATTCAAGTAGTTCTCTACATCAAACTCCTCTGGTTCTTCACCTACATCTTCTGCATCAATGAGGTCATAGCCTTCTGGCTCATCCTCACCCAAGTCAGCCAATGCATCTAACATCTCGTGGGCTAACTTGTCATTAAGAAAAGGGCGCAAGTCCTCTTTAGACAATTCTTCTCTTACCTCCTCATCCATATCAGCAGTCAATTCCAACGGCTGAAGCGTTTTAAAGTATAAATTAAGGGATACCTCGTTTATAGCAAGTATATCTTCCACACCATCTATGATAAGCTCTTGAATAGGCTTAATGACTGTGTTGTGGAATAGTAGACTTGCAGTCTTCAGTTCATCAGCATTGTTACCCAACCCAGAGTTATCCTTAATACCCATTAGCATAGGAGAAGTCACCCTGTGACCCACCATTAGCTTACGCATACTCTCGTCTGCTAAGAATTGGTATTGGTCTGCTGCATCTGATAGTTGGATAGGGTCAATAGTAGCTGCCATCTCCTTGTTATCATTAAACGCCAATATCACATTACCGCTATTGCTGCTACCGCTATACTTCTCGTGTATCCTTCTCTCTATTAGCTCTCTCTCCTCTTCTGAAGGAACTCCGTTATTGAAGTTAATCAACATTGAAGGACTAAGGCTATTCTTGATATTGTTAAGGTGGTAGTTCGCTACCTCCTCTTCAAGAGAAGCATAAGGAATAGCACCTTGATAGTCTACAGGTGAGTAGTAATAGAAACCACTTCTGTAAGGTTTAATGCAGTATATCTCTAAAGCCTCACCCTTTGCTCCATATCCAAAAGCAGGAATGCGTACAGGCTCATAGCCTCTCTTGCGTATCTTAGTCCAATCCTTAGAGTAGAAGTATCCTTCTATCTCACCATCCTCATTCATCTTCTCAAAGCGCAAAGTCTCAATAGGCATATGCTCCACCTGTACTACCTTGCTCTTGTCCTTGTTGTAGATAACTTGAAATGCTGCTTGTCCCAATGCTTTAAGGTCAAAAGTCACCTTCCTCATACATTGACGAGAAAATAAAGACTTCATCTGTGCATATTGGTCTGGCTTTCTCTGTGCATCTGTTGCGTGTAAGCCCTTACCATATATCATTACCGACATACCATTAATAATAGCATTGTTGGTTGCACTACCATTATACCTATCTATAAGGTGGGTGTAGTAATTGTTATCAGAACCATAAGCTACCCATTCCTTACGATTGTCTTCAACAACTGTAGGAGTAGTATAGGATGAAAGGTTCACGATTCGTATCTCACTCATCGGTATATATATTGATTATCATTATCAGTATCCTCAAAGTAAGTGAACTGACCATTATTAATACTGAACTGCTCAAGATTCGTTTGGTTAGTGCAGTATGCCTTACCTCTGTATATCTCGTTAGAGCCTGTTATTCTTAATGTGTAGTATCTACCTTCAATGAAGGTGTAAGAAGGCGTGATGTGTAGGTAATTAGCCTCTCTCGTAGCCGTTAAAGACTCCGTTGTTGATACATTTGTTTCTTCGTCAGTAATCTTTACTGAAACGCTTAAATCAAACGCTCTTGGTACGAAGTATATCTTTTTATCTGTTGTGCTTACTATGTGCATAGTAGGTTAACCATAACATAGGCAAAGTGTTATCAAAAAGAAAGGGGCTACCCTTACGAGCAACCCCTAACTAAAACCAAAACACCTATGTCGTGTTAAGCAAATATACTACTTTATTATGACAATACAATAGTTTCTGTTGCAGCAGACATACCTGCAAATGGATTACCATCTACTGCACCTGCAATAAAGTTAGCAGCGGTAGTTTCCATAGCTGAGAAAGATAAAGTGTAACCACTCATATCTCCCATAGCAGCTCCAGAAGCAACTGTACCACCTGTTACATCAGCTCCGTGTTCTCTACCTACCAAGTAAGCGTTACCGTTATAGTCTTCTACCACAATGTGTGGTCTACCATAAGCCAACAACTTGATTTCATTGTTATCCTCTTTACTCATCTGTGGTAAAGTAAGGTTAACAACTTGGTCAAAGAATACTGTGCCGTTTTCGCGTGAAGCGTTTAATGTTTGCTCTACTGAAGATGAACCCTTTAGTTCATATTTGAAAGCATCAAATGTTCCTGTCATATCCGTTACTTCATCAGATGAAACAGTAATAGCACCTAAATCGCCAAAGTCTACAAAGTAGACTGCTTTTAGACCGCCAACTGAATCACGACAAGGTAACGCACGACCTTTTGTTAAATCACAAGCCATATTATTATATTTTTATTAAAAAAGGGCAGACAAGCATCAGCCTACCTGCCCCTTTTAAATTATTAATTAAACTATTTCTTAACTGTAAAGTACACAGTCAGCAGCGATGCCAAATTGAACTCCAGAAGTGAAACGCATTACTACACGAACATTCTGTGAACCATCAAGGTCAGCCATATCAATTAACTTCACTTCGTTGTGGTCAGAAAGTAAACCTGTACCGAAGAACAAGTTAGACTTCAAAGCAGCAACCATAGTGTTGTCACTCATACCAGAACATACAAATAGTTTTACACCATCAAATGCAAGGTCTCCACCGTTGAACCAAGTAGTTCCTTCGTTGTTGACACCATTAGCACCAAGACCAGAAGCACCGAATCCTCCTAAAGCACGAACATAAGCACGAGCAACATTAGAAGATACATAGATGTATAGGTCTTCTTTACCATAGATTGCAGTAGGGATAGCATCAACTACCTTACCCATTTCAGTAATGATATTAGCAGCAGTTACTGAAGTACCTACTACATCAATTACACCTGCATCAGCAGCTAACAATGTTTCAAAACCATCAAACTCTCCTGCAGTTGCATTCGTTCCTTGCCAGATAGTCTCTTCAGTCTTCTGTGCTACTTTAGCAGCAATATGACCCAATAAGAAATCAGCAAAAGAAGGAGGCAATGTATCAAATGCACTATAGCCCATTTCTACTGCTTCCCAATCTGAACGGAAATCTTTCTTACAAAGCTCAAGGTTTACTTGGAACTCTTCTGGTTGTAGGATTCTCTCTGCAAGAGTAACTGTGCTTTGGTCAGCGAAGTCACAAGCAGCATCTTTTACCAATGCGTTAGTAGAAAGAGTTTTGATTACCTCTTTGTACTTTACATTTGGCTTAATAGTAATACCGCCACCTTCAAGAGTGTCAGCACTTAATAGTGCAGCAGAAATATATTTCCCTGCAAACTCACCTGCGTAAGTAGTTGTTATTGATGTACTCATTTGTTTATTTATTTAATTATTGATTGTTGTACTTGTTTATAATACTTTAATTACTCTCTCAACATCACCCAAGCGTTGTTTTGCTTGAATAGCGTTATCTTCCATATTCTCGTAAGCCTTGAGCATTTCTTTGATACCTTTAATAGACATTGGGTCAATGCCAAGTTCACGAGCTTGTTGTCCTACTTTTTCTGAGATTCTTGTAACATCTCTTTCAACTTCATTGTAAAACTCAAGGTAGTCGTTCATTTCTATATAAGACTCTTCTAAGTCTCTACCTAAAGTAACAGTCTTTTGCCATTGCTTATAGAACTCACTATATACATTAGCAAAACGATTGTCTAATTGTACAGTAGTATCGCTTATGCGTTGGACATCGTCAATAAGAGACAAATCAACCTTAACCTCTTCGGATAGTTCAGTAGACTCTTGTACTTTGGCAGATAACTCAGCCCATAGTTTTTGTACTTTCTTCATTATCCTAATTTTTCAAAGATTCTTGATAGTGTATCTTTTCTTCCACCTTGAGACAACTTATGTGCAGGAGCAGACTTAGTATCTGGAGAGTGCTTGATAGGCTTTGCAGCAGCAGACATATCTACTTTCTCTTCAACAACCTCAACAACTTCAGCCATCTCTTCTTTAGGAGACATCATAGCTTTGATTTCTTCAATCATTACCTTCATCTCTTCAACCGCAGCAGATAACTCTTCTTTGGTAGCGTAAGCCATTTCCTCTTTAGGCTCTTCTTCAGCTTGTTCTACTTCTTCAACTACCTCTTCAGCAGGAGCTTCTTCTTCAGCACGAACCTCAGCGATAACACCTTCTTCAACAACCGCAAGAATGCGACCATCTTCTAAAGTGTACTCACCTACAGGTAGAGCAATCTTCTCGTCTTCTGTAACGATAAATACTTCTTGGTTAGGCTCAAATGCTTCAGCTTCTATAACTGTACCATTGTCTAACTTCATTGACTCTAACTTAACCTCGTCTTGAAGATTAAGGAGTTCCATAATTTGTGATAGGGTTTCTTGTGACTTCATATTATAATAGACTTTTCATTCGTTCAATCATCTTGTTTGTAGGGTTTACAGGATTGCCGTTTAGGAAATCATTTGCTTTTCTCCACTCTTTAATTTTAGTTACATCTACACCTAATGCATTACCATCAGTTCTTAAATTAGCAACTAAATTTGCTATCTCTTTTAGATTCTGCAAGTGCTTCTCACCTGCTTTAACACCTTTTTTGCTACTTGACCTTGCCTCCATTAAAGCATCAACCATATCACCTTCAATGCCTCGTGCTTGTTTTACCAAAGCATCAAGGTCATCCATTTTACCCAACTCAACCTTCTGAGTAGATAGCTTTGCGTATACCGCTTTCTCTGTGTTTGATTGTTTCATTATAGTATGTCTGCAATTAGTCCAACTTTATTAGCATTCTTGGTCATAGCTTCAACCCAAGCATCAGCAGCATAGTTTGTGTCTAAGTCAACACCTAATTCTTTAGCCATAGACTCAAGTTTCTGCTCTACTTTCTGTAATTCTTGAGCAGTACCAGAAAGAGACTTTAGCTCGTTCTCAACTTTCATTAAGATACTTGCTTGTGCTTGTGCGCCTTTTACAAGTTTGTTGTATAATGCATCAGCATCTTGCATTGCTGCTAACTGAACTCTTTTAGGCTCATCAGCTAATTTAGCCATCACCTTATTTAGCGAAACTCTTTTCATATTATGTTAATTGTTTAAGTGTGTTAGTGTTAGCTTTTTAAGGCTTTGGTGATTAGCTCCTTGATAGCCTCTATCTTACCTTCTGCTTCTACCTCCTCTGGAGACTGCTTACTTGCCTCTACCTTATCAACGAAGAAACCTTCTATACTGAAGCCCTTGACCTTACCATTCTTGACATAGTCATTCCATATCTCATCGTTGTGTACCTTCATTGATACCATCCAAGTCCCTACAGGTAAATCCATACCATACATCTTGCTCTTGTCTTGCTCTCCTTCTATAATCCAACTCTCCACTACACTCAATCCTGTAATGTCTATTTGGTGTTCTAAGGTGGCTTTGTTTTGGTTGCCATTGATGAAGAATAACTCACTTGCTTTTCTTACCGTGTCTTGCGAGAAGTATATGTAATACTCATCCTCACCACTCTTACGATAGATAGGCTTGTTAGGAATTAACGCAGCACCTAATAGTACACGCTTGTCCTCGTCTATGGTCTTCAACTCTACACGCTCCTCTTCTTTGAGGGCTACAAAATCAGATTCTATTGCAGGAGACTCTACAATGCTGATTGCTTGGATACCTGCCTGTAGGCTATCCTCGTCTAACAATAATTCTACTATTCTCATTATGGGAAACTTACTTGGTTAATTCTATTTCTATCTAATTGTTGTTGGCTTGTGACATCACTACCCACTACATACGCCTTTACAGGATTGTTCTGTAGGGATTGTAGTAGAGCGTTAGTACCAGACTG